AAAACGGGCCCCCAACCCCCCCCAGGGATGTTTGCGGTTGGCCTATTTATTTCACGCCTATTTTGTCATAGCAAAAAACCGCCCAACGCGCTGCCACGTTAAACGGTTTTTAAATACTCTTCAATCAAACAACGCCCCCTGCACCGCCACCGCTTCCCGCTCGGCTAAAATCTTATCCGCCGTGCGATGCGACAGCCCAAATTGCGGGCAAAGCTCCGTTAAAGCCATCGCCTTGCTGGTTTTGCCCCCATCGGTCAAAGCCGCAAACGCCGCGCGAAACCGCCTATTGCGCACCAAGCGCAGCTGCGCCGAGCAGCGCGGAATATACAGCTCATCCCCGCCAAACACCGCCGCCAGCTTTGCCGCATCCGCCGCGCCCACCGCCTTATGCAGCAGCTTCATCCGCGCCGTATTCTGCCGCCCCTTACCAAACTTAAACCGCGCCCCACCAATCGCCCGCACCAGCCGTTCCGCCCCATCCAGCCCAATCACCCCCGCAATCTGCCGCATGCTTTCAGGCAAACCGCCCCATTCGTCTTTTTGCATCAAACGCTCCGTATTCTGTGTTAAAATTCAAACCGATACTGTTATTTTTGAATACGCCTGCGCTTAATGCGTGGGCTTTTTTTCGCCCGTTCAACCCTGTTTCAGGCTGCCCTTTGCGCTTCCCGCCGCGCCTGATAATTCAACGCCGCCAACACCTTGCGCATCTGCTCCGCATCGCAGCGTTGCACCGTTTCCACGCCAAACATCTTGCGCGCGATGCCGTGCGCATACGCCCAGCTTTTGCCGATTTGCGCGAGCAATGCCCCAATTTTGCGCATCATCGCCCCCTGCTCGGCAAAATGCAGCGGCGTGCGCTGATAGCCCTTCGCACCACCATCCGCGCCAAAGCCTTTTTGCTGCAACAGGTTGAGCACCGCTGCCAGCTCGTTGTCCGTCATATCCTTGCAACTGCGTTTGCCTGTGGCTTGCGAGAGCAGGTCGCGATACACATCATCGTCTAGCCCCAGTTGTTGTTGGGCAATATGGATTTTGCTTATCATTTTTTGGCGATTAGTGGCATAGCTCACGCGCTTTCTCCTTGAATTTCCAAGTAAAATAAGCTGAATTATACCAACAAAGGCGGCGCAAGCTGAATGTGCAGCTTTACCATAAAAACAATAAGTTACCAAATAACCATCTCTATGCAATAAGGCAAAAAAAACGCCCAAAAGCGGAGGGCTTTTGGGCGTATAGGATTTTTGGGTTCTTTTACTTGTATTCGGTTTCTTGGCAAAAAATACAACAAGTATTTATTGTTTAATTGGACGTATTTTGTTTTTGTAAAAACGCTTCGTACAAACATAATCCCTCACGAACAGCATTTTGATAAAGCGTATCCGCTGCCTTTGGCAATAAAGCCTGTTCAAATAAACCTTGAATTTTTATTTTAGCTTTTTCCTTGGCTGCACGAGTTTTATAATTTTCAATTTTGTTCATCAACGCTTGTATTTGCCCTAAATAAAAATGTGTTGCCAATAGCCTAAATTCATGTGCCCCTATTGGGCTATCATTGCCCATCCCTTGATGTTTTAGATAGATAAGGTGGATACGCGATTCCATGGTTTTCTCATTGTGGCTTTCCAAAACAATGCGTATAGATTCCCAAAGTATTTGTTCATCGCGGGATTGATAATTATCAAAGCATTTCTCAAATGCCATATCATAGAGAAACGCTCTTGCTTCGCTGTATCCTTGCAGCGTTTGGCATATTTTTGCCACTTCGCGATTACGCCATGCCTCACGCTCAGCCCGCTCTTGTTCTATTTTTACAGCTTTCGCACGCAATTGCGCATGAAATATCTTGATTTCCCGCTCTTTTCGTTCATACTCTAACCGCTCTTTTGCTTCTTTATTTTTTACCCAACTGTTCTTTATTTCTTTACACACAAAAATAATCACACAGGCTATGACAAACAGCCCAATTCCAATAAGCAAACCTTCCATTAAAACTACCTTTAAAAAATACTGCACAATATCGCACAGTATTTATTATAGAGAATAAATCACAAACTGAAACGGGCTATCAAAATCACTTGATAGCCCGCTTGGATTTGGGATTTAGCCGTTTTCAGGCTGCCGTGTCATCCAACCATTCAACAGCATCAGCCAAGTTGTCAAACTGCACCATCAAGCGGCGGCGTGGCTGGTGATAGCGTCTGAGATAATGCACAGGCGGCGGCAGCTCATAGTCCAACCATTGGTTGCCTTCTTTTTTAATGCAGCGGTTCATGTTTTCGCTCCTTAATGCTTCACGCTCAGCTCGCTTTCGGCAAACGCCGCCGCCGTTTCCAGCTGCCGCAGGGTTTGCGCCACGGCATCCAGCAGTTCGGGCTGGTCTTTTGCTGCTTCCTGCGCCGCCAGCAGCAGCCGGTTTGCCGATGCACACATCTGCGGCAGGCTTTTGCGCGGGGCGCCTTGGCGGATTAAATCCACCAGCGCGGGCAAGCCCGCCAGCGCCAGATTGCACACGTTCATAATGTCCAGCACGCGCACTTCGCTTGCCAAAGCGTCGCATTCCAAGCGGTGGGATGCCACCGACAATTCTACTTTGTTGCTCATTGCGCGCTCCCATTCGTATTGTCTTGCGGGGGTTCGATCAGGGGTTGCCAGTGTGTAATTGTTTCGCTAAACGCTGCTGTTTCCCAATTCCACCTTTCTTCGTGATATTTTGACTCAATGCGTGTTGCAAAACCAAATACACCATCCGTCCATACAACCAATACTTCTTTGTTTATTTCGGGCAGTCTTTCTTCCACGCTTATCCATGCGGATTGTTGGGCACGGGCGAGCCATGCCTGCCATGCGGTGTGTCCCGCTGTGCCTTCGTACCTTGCTTCGCACGGACTCAAACGACCTGTAAACCTAGCCCTGTGGTGCTCGGGGATCTGATGGTATTCCCAATACCACGCTTCAAATGCCGCTCTTTCCTGTTCAATTTGTTCGGATGTCATTTTTGCTGCTCCTTCAATTTTTCCACGCTGTATGCTTTGGCGGCTACAACCTTGCCCGCATCCACATAGCGGATTTTCTCGCCGTCCGCCGAGCGGCGCCGCTCTCCGTACACCTTGATTTTCAACCTGCCATCGGGCATTTGCTTGATGATGTCGCAGTACATCAGGTAGCGGATTTCTGAAACCGAATTAAGCGCGTGAGTGCATTTCAACAGATGCCGCCCCTGCCATTTTTCAGGCTGCCTTTGCATGATTTTTCTCATTGCCTAAACTCTCGCAAAATCCAAAGACACATGCTCGTATTCCCCCGTCTCCTCGTTGCGCTGGTAATAGCGGATGTATTCGCGAGTGGCTTGCGTGTGCAGGCTGTCGGCAATGGCTTTCATGGCGCGCTGCCATTTCTCGTCGGCGATGTCCAGCTTGCGCAGGTCCAACACTTTGCGCACGTTGATTTTGCCTTCTTGGCTTACGTCAAACGCTTGCAGCACAAAGGTTTTCAGCTCGGCGCGGCTGTCTTGCGTCCATTCGTTCAGGCATTCGTCAATTAAGGCTTTGGCGGCTTGCAGGCGCTCGTCAAAGTGCAGCACATCGGCTTGGGCAATGGCAATGCGCAGTTTGCCATCAAAGCTGGTGAGCGTGATGTTGCCTTTCACGCTGCGTTTCGCGCCGTATTGTTCCACGCTCAAATCAACAAAGGCGTTGGCATCCGCCATCTGCTGCGCTTTGAGTTCTTTCATTTGCTCGCGCAGCGGCAGCACTTTGGCGAAGGCTTCGCGGATAAAGTCATCACGCGCCAAATCAATCGGTTTGATGTTGTCCACGGATACTAAATTGCCGCGTGCGTCTTGGCGGTATTGGGATAAATCAATAGTCATGGCTATTTCCTTTTGTTGCTTGGCAAGGCTTGCTTGCCGTAGGGTTAAAAAATCGGTTTTTGCTTTTCAGGCTGCCTATCGCTGCGCGCGGTGGCAGGCTTGTTGCATTTGTTGGCACAGCTTATGCGCTCTGGCTTTTTGCTCTGCGCTGGGCGGTGCGGCGGCGCTCGGCGGTTCGCTCTTGGGTACAAGGCGCGTGCCTTCGGGGTAGCTGCCGGCGCTGTGGTTTGGGTTTACGCTTTGCGCTGCGCTTGCTGCGTGCTCTTGATTACCGCCGTTGTTTTCAGGCTGCCCATCCCGCGCATGGCTTGCGGCGGCTAAATAATCTTCCAACGCCAAATGGTCGGTCAGCGGGGTTTTCAGGCTGCCTGAAACCTTGTCCGCCAACATCTGCCGCAAAGCCGCTTGCCATTGCTCGGCGGTGCTATCGTTAAACATCGCCTGCACCGCCGCCAAATGGGCAACAATTTCGGCAAAGCTCAATTTGCCATTGGGCGGGGCAAACCAGCCGATGTATTGCATCAACAGCTTGGCAGACTCGCCGCCCATCTGCGCCACCGTCCAGATGGCGCTGCGGGCGTAGCGCAGTTCCTGTTCTAGCTCGGCGGTCATGGTTACGCTCCTTTGTGTTGCGTTTCTTTGCGCTGCAAAGCGGCAACCAGCAAGCGGATAACAATATCGCGGCGTATCACTTGCAAGCCGTTGGCGGCGGCAAACATGGCCAGCAGGCAGGCGAGCAACAAGGCGACATCGCGTTGGCTGTCAATCGTCATTCCGATAACAAGCCCGCCGTTAAGCATTATCTGCAGCGCATAAAAAACCATCTTGGCGCGCTCCTCCGTGCGGGCTAGCCGCCATGTGTTTTTTAAACTTATGTTTAGGTTCATGTTTAACACTCCGCTTCTTGCAGGCAGCCTGAAAAGTTGTTTTCCGTTGCCAAGGCATGCAGCGCGGCATAGACGGCATCGTTTTCATGGCTGTATTCGGGGATAACGCCATACAGCAATTCGCCGTTGTAGGTGGTGATGTCGCAGCCGAATTTGTTATCCTGCCGTGTGATACGGATTTCCAAGCTGTACTCTTTAACAATGTTCATTCGCCGTCCTCCAAAAACGCGCCGGGATATTGGTTTCGCACGCTTTTCATCGCCGCCGCCACGCTGTAAAACGTTTTTTCTTTGCTACCATCCAGCCGCAACACAGCTTGGTTACTGGCGGGGCGGTGCTCAATCGTGCCAATCGGCAAGGCATCGTGCGTGTAGCTGGGCAGGTAAACGGTGTAGCGGGTCATGGCAGCTCCTCCCCGCTTGCAGCCTCCCATCTGTCTGCCAACGCTTCCGCCTCATCGCATTGATAGCGCGCCTCCTGCTCCGCTGCGTTTAAATCCGCATACGGCGTGTTCCACAGCGCATCGCAGTTTTTCTCCACCGCCACGGCGGGCTGGAGCACAGGCGGCTGGGCGTGCGAAACCGCCGCCGTCATCATCGCGCCTGCGGTCATTCCCGCCGCCAGCATCGCCATATCGCGCCAAAATCCGCGCAGTAAATAATCTTTGTTCATTTTTATATTTCCTTTAATATCAAATAGTTACCGAAATCACTAGGCAAAAAAATTATTGCCCACAGCGTTTGGCGCATTTTTGACACGCCAGCCATTGTTGCATTTTCATCGGATTGTGCGTGGGTGCTTTGCCCTGCGCCGTGCTGCGGCATTCATGCAGCGGTATGGTTTTACCTTGATACGGGCACGCCACCGTTTCATACCGCGCCGCCACCGCCGCTGCCACGCGGTCGGTTTTGCCCGCATACTTGCCATGCACAATCAGGCTCAACGTGGTGCCGCTATACCCCAGCTCCGCCGCCACTTGCCGCAAGCTCGCCGCCGCAATCTGCGCTTTAAGCAGGGCAAACCAGCCCTCATTCATATAATCTTTAAACACCTTTTAAACTCCCTGTGTATGCCATCCGCTAATCATAAAATCCGCGCTTTTGCCTTTTGCTGGCGGGGCAACTTTTGCCTTGCGCGGCGAGTTTGCCTTGGGCATCGCCACGCGTTTGGGCTTGCTCAATTGCCGATAAATCGGCGCAGCCGCAGGCGCATTCGCCGCCAAGCAAAACCGCCCATCGCCCGCCTTGCGCAGCAAGCTATGCCGCAGCAAAGTGTTCACATAGCTGCCAATCTTCACTCGCCCCACCTTGTGCGTCATCGCCACATAAGCGTGCAACTCCGCCTTGCTAAACGCCCCCAGTATCTTCATCGTGCGCCAAATGGTGCATTCAATCGGTTCAGTATTCATGCTTTCACGCTCCGTTTCGGGCTTTCGCCCTTGTAAAACTCAAAACCGCCCATGCTTTTCAGGCTGCCCATGTCTACCGCTTCCAAATTGTTCATCGCCGCCGCCTCGGCAAGGTTTACCAAATTTACCGTAACCCGCCGCACGCTGCCATGCGCCAGCTCCACCAAATGCCGCAGCACATCATCGCCCAGCTGCACATTGGGCGCATAAGCCTCCGCCAGCAGCCGTGCATCCTCCAAGCTCACAGGCTGCGCAGGAATCCAGCTCAACACCCGCCCATGAAACCGCTCAAAGCGTTTGAGCTTATTGGGCATCTGCTCCTCGCCCACCAGCAAAATCGGCGATTGGCTGCCCTCATACACATCACGCACCAGCTCCACCATGCCGTTTTTGCCCACCAGATAATCCGCCTCGTCCAAAATCAGCGGGCGTTGCGTTGCCGCCAGCTGCTCGCAGATGGCATCCAAACACGCCGCCGCCGTTTTCGGCGCAGCCATGCCCATTTCAAAACACAGCTTTTCCAGCAGCGTTTTCTTGCTCCACGCGCTGCGCAGCTGCACATAATAGGCTTGCGTTTTGTTGGCAATCGCCACCGTAGCCGTGGTTTTGCCAAAGCCGCTCGGTCCATATAACACCCCCAAGCCGGGCAAACCATCCTGCCGATTCACCAGCCGCGCCATCGCCACGGCCACCAAAGATAAATTATTGATATTGGCTATTTTCATAGCGTTTACACTCCTGTTTGTTTCATCAAAAACCTCAACCAAATTTCAGCATCTGTTCCAGCTCCGCGCATTCGCGCATCACCAACTGCCCTTTCGGGCTTTCACACCATGCCAAAAAACCTTGCTGCGCCGCGCTCAAAGCCTCATACGGCAAGGCTTTCAGTCGGTTATACGCCGCATACTGCGCATTCGGTAGCGTCGGCACTTGCCAATCCTCCGCCTCCGCTGTTGCTGCCACCTTTTCAGGCTGCCGCCCCAGCTTCAACACCTTGCCATCGCCAGCCGCCCCATCCGATACCCGCACCATCGCCGCCATTGCCGCCTCCCCTTGCGCTTTTAGCTGCGCCCCATCCAGCCGCAAGCCCCCCAAATCCACGCTGCTGGCGTGTTCCAACACCGGTGCACCGCGTGTGCCATCCAACAGCGCAATCTTGCCCTCGTGCCGCTTGATTTGCGCGTCCACCCGTTTTTCCTTGTCTTGCAACAACACCGATTTCGGGAAAAAATCGCGCTGATTCGCGTTCCACTCCATCCGCCCGATATACCGCCCATCCTCATCAAACAGCCACACAAACCGCGCATCATGCTCGTTATAAGCCACGCGCACCTCCTTGCCCTCCCAATCCGCCAAAGCAGCATTAAAGTAAATGTTATTGCGCAACCGCACCTCGCAGCGGCTAAATCGGCGCACCACCTGCGGCAAGAATAAATACATCTGCTCATCCGCCGCCACAGGCATAGGGCGTTCCCCCTCAGGCATCAACAGCCACTTCTCCGCCCAGCATTCATTTGGCGTTTTGCGCCGCGCCGCCCCGCTCACATCCAACACCATCTCCATGCTGCGATGCGGCGTGTTGTTATACTCATCAATCGCCTGCGCAATCAGCGCACGGCATTCCGCAAACGTCGGCAGCAAACGCGGCTTCGTGCTCGCAATATTCGCCAAAGCAGGCACCCCCGCCCATTCCGCCGGCACATCCCGCCCCGCCAAAGCCAGCTGCGCCTTTTGCGCCTTGCGCGTCGCCTTATGCACCGCACGGCTCGCCTCCCCATCCATATCCTTGCCAATATAAGTCGGCATCCGCTTCGCCGCCTTTACCAAAATCGTCTTATGCAGCCGCTCAATCACCCCCCGCGCCTGTGAGCTATAAGGCGCAGACAAATGCAACGTCATCCCCACCCGCCCCAGCAAGCCCGTCGCCTCATCATTTAACAGCTTATTGGTATAACCCTTGCCGTTATCCGCATAAAACGCATCCGCCACCCCAAAAGTCGTCATCATCTGCACCATCGCACTGCGCACCGCCCGCCCACTCTCCGCCAAATCCATCCCAAAGCCCACCACCCGCCGCGTGCCCACATCCACAATCAGCGTAATCTCAGGACGAATCGGCGCATGCGGATTATCAGGATGCCCACACTCCGCATCAAAACACTGCCCATCCGCACACACCACCTGCAAAGGCAACAAATGCTTCCACCCCCGCCGCACAAACCCCTGCTTGCTCTTCAACGCCCGCGCCCCCATCCGCCCCTTCTGCCGCGCCAGCTCAGGCATCTTCTCAATCAACCGCCGCACCTGATGCACACTCGGCAGCGCAGCAGCAGGCTCACGCCCCAATTCCCCCCGCGCAAACACCTCATAAGCCGCCTGCACGCTCAACTTCTGCGGCGTTTGCCACACCGCCAAAAACCGCCCAAACCATTCAGGCTGCCCCGCATTCGCTTGCGGCACTTTCGGCATCAAGCTCCCCGCCTTTTCCGCCGCAAACCAACGCATAATCGTCCGACTGCTCGGCAACGCCCCGCCGCCCCCGCGCGCATCATTCGCCAAACGCAGCATTAACCGCGCCTGCGCATAATCATCATTCGGCATCTGCGCCATCGTCAGCAGCGTCGTAATCGCCGCCTCCTTGCCGCAACCACTTTCCGCCATAATCCGCTCCACCAACCGCAACACCCCAATTCGCGCCCCCTCCCGCCCACGCTGCGCCGCCGTGCTACCATTCAAACGCCCCGCATCCAACACCTCGCCCTGATAAGCCGCCCCCGCAACGCAAGGTTCAGGCTGCCCATAAGCCCCCTCCGCCACCGCCGCCGCAGCACGCCGCTGCCAAATCGCATCCAACACCGCAGGCGGCAGCGCATATTCACGCTTCACCCCGCCCTTGCCGCCTTGGCAAGGCGTTTCACGGAATAGCCAGTTTTCTTTTTTTGCCTTGTAATACAAACCTTGCACAGTATTTGGAAGTATTTCCAAACCCATTTCCAAAAGCTCGGAAATAGCAAAATGTGTTTTTCTCATACCGCCGCCTCTTCATATAAATACCGATAGCGCGGGCGTATCCGCCTACCATCTTGTGTCCATCGTTCGGGAAACAGCTCATGCAGCGATTTATTCAAAAACGTTGCAATCGCTTTTTCTCCCGCTAAACTGGGCTGCTTCAATGCCATACTCACCACCTTGGGCGATACGTCATATAGCCTAGCCAAATCTGTTAAGGTCTTACCGCGCATCCTAATTTCCGCGCGAATTAACTCTGGGTGCATATCCATTCCTTTCACATAGAAATCACTCAATCGGCAACCCGAAACGGTTTCAGGCTGCCTGTTCAGTAACCTCCAATCTTGGGGAACAAACCGTCCCCATTTACTCGGCTTTTTTTCCAAATTGTTAAAGAGCGGGTTCAATCGGTATAATGTTTTAAACATTCCGTTTTGAAGTTGTAAACATTATAGCTTTAAAGAAAAAACTTTCAAGCTATTTAGCCCTTGTTTTTGCCTTATTTCAGCTAAACAACTGATTTAAAAGAAAACAAAACTTAAAAGATTTTTAAAAGTTTTCTTTAAAGCTGCGCAGTTTTAGCTTTAAAGATAAAAGCGAGACCAAAATGGAAAAAACATACCGGAAAAGTGCCGCAGAATTAGTTGAATTAGCCAAGACACTGGCAACAGAAAACAGCGAAATACGCCTGCCTACTACACCAGCAGGTATTGCCTATCGTGTTGAGAAAGAAAATTGGGATTATGAAGAAGCCCCCACCCAAGGCGGCAAAGGGGGCATGAAGAAAGTGTATTTTTTACCCGACTATCTTATTGATGAAATTAAAGAAAAAGGCTTGTTGCATCTGCTCACGGGCGAAAAATCCAGCAATGCCGCCCAGCCCAAGCCGCGCCGTTCGCCGCCTGCCACGCCTGCCGTGGGTGTGCCATTTTTCATGCGCGCCATGGTGGCAGAATACGCCGATTGGGCAGCGGCGCAGCATACCGATGCCATTGTGCCCGTGCGTTATCATGTAAACGTGTTTGGCAGCGCAGGCAACGGCTATCAGGTTAATGAGCCAGTGGACACCGAAGCCATGTGGTTTCGCGCCTCGTTCTTTGATTATCTAGGCGTGCCACCCTCGCACTGCTTCTGCACCCGCGTGCGCGGCGACAGCATGCACCCCACGCTGATTGACCGCGGCACCGTGCTGTGGAAAATGCAAAACGGCTACACCCGTGAAGGCATCTACCTGTTCCGCCAAGTGGACGAGCTGCGCATCAAACGCTTGCAGCGCACCAGCCGCAGCGTGTACCGCATCATCAGCGACAACAGCAACAAAGACATCTACCCCGTTGAAACGCTGGATTTAGCGGAGCTAGGGGAATATGACTTTGAGATTTACGGCTTCTACCTATGGGATTGCGGCATGAAAGAATAAGCGCTCATCATTCCTACTAGGTTTTTAATCGTTCTATGACAAAAACTGCGTGAAAGTGATGGTTTTTTGCTCACTTTTTCGCGGTTTTTCTCATTTTTTAGCGGCGGTGGGATTATGGGGTTTGTGTTTGATTGGATTAGCATTTTTGCAAGATTAGCCGCTCACGCAGCTATGACAAAACTATCACTCCCCCACAGCTGCCTCAACGCTTTGCCAAATCCAAAGAGGCAGCCTGAAAAAGACGGCAGCAGGGCAGAATGGTTAAAACGCGCGCTGCTGCACAGCCGTTGCGGCGCGCCAGGGGAGCCAGGAGCTCGGTGAGGCGTTCGGTGTCCAGGGCGGACTGCCGGGTGGCGTCTCGGAGCGCGTCTGCGACGGTGCTGAGGTCCTGCCGATCTTCGACTAGGTCGGCGATGGTGCGTTCTCGTGTGGTCGCGGGCAGGCCGTCCCGGACGGTGATGTCCTCACGGGGAAGGTCCCGGGTGCGGTACCGGACATCGAGTCGCTGGCTCTGTCGCCGTGTCGGCGAGGTGAACTCGCTCCGAGTGGCCCGGAGGTCTCCGATGCCGTGGAGCCGGGCAGCGGATTCCCCGGAGACGACGATCCCCGGGCGGTTGTCGTGGAGGCGTTCGAGAGCGAGCCTGCGGGGTTCGGTCGCGAG